AGCTCCCGACCGAGAGGTATCCAAGGGTCCGCTTGACCGCACTGTCATAGACAAGGCGGTTGGGGAATTCACGAGAGAGTTCAGAGGTGGGGTCATGCTCAACTTCAAAGTCTTTGACTCTCCACAACATGCTCAGCAGGAAACCGGGATTGAGTTTAACCCCAAGGCAAGGGGAGCTTTGGTTGGGGATCAGGTGTATCTGTTCGCTAACAACCTTAAAGACATCTCCACTGCACGTAAGGTGATCTTCCATGAATCCATTGGGCATTACGGTGTGCGTAACGTGTTGGGTGATGAGGACTTCAACCTGTTCCTTGATCGTGTCATCGCAAAGAACAAATCAGAAGTTCAGGCTATAGCAGAGCGATATAAGAAAGATGGAGTCTTTAAGAATATCGGAGAGAAGGAGCTTCGGATTGCAGCAGAGGAGCTTGTTGCCGAGGCAGCCGAAGGCAGGGCTAATCGAACTGTTATTCAGAGAGTCATTGAGGCATTGCGGGAGTTCTTTGCTAAGCACCTGGGACTACTCGAACCTAATGAGATCAAGTCTGTCATACTCCGAGCTGAGAAAGCATTCCGGACTGGGGAGATCTACTTCGGTGCTGACAGGTCAGTCTTTGGGTCTGCATTGGATGCTCAGTATTCTCTAGGTGTATTTACTAGAGAGATGTCTGAGAGAACCTTGGATATTCCTGTGTTACTGAGAGCTCATGCAGAAAGGTTGCATAAAGAATTTTTTAAAGATAAGAAAGCATCAACGAAAGTAGGTTCAAAAGAAATATCGTTGGTGAACCCATTTATTTATGAACTGGCAGGGGATAAGTTAAGGGAGTACCAGAAAGACAGGAATATTGAAGAGCAAGCAAAACTTGAAGAGAAGCTTAAAGAAATATCTGCTAGATCTTCTTTGTTGGCTAGTCAGTACGGGGGTTACTGGGTAGGTCCTGATGGGAGATGGAGGTATCACGTAAATGATTTTGATCAGAATAGTAAAGAGCTTTGGACTTTTAATTTATTAAAGCCAGATTGGTTTAGAGCCAAGAACCAGAAAGACTATGCCACTCAGATGTTTGATCTCGATAAGATTTCAGAGCTTAGGGTGCAGAGGAAAATTATTGAAGAGGTGGACCTGGATTATAGCCCTGGGACATTACTACAACATATTAAGCTTACAGATTTTTTGGATCATGAGCAGTTAAGAACTGAAAATAAAAAGATATGGGATAAAATTTACGTAACATTTGATACAACATTAAATAGAAGTAAATTTACTCAAAGAGGAGCAAATCAACTGTCAACTAGAAACATAAGAAGGTCAAATCTTGGTACGTTTCGCGTAGGATATAATCCTTTTGGATCAAGAGATAAGATAGGTACGCCAGAATACTCACTAGGTAACATGGTACTGTTTATTGATGTTAATCTTGATAGGGCTCCTCTAGTTTCTATGAGCACTTTTGTTCATGAGCTTACGCATGCAATACAAGATCTTCATCAATTAGGTATGGGGTCTAATCCGAAAATGGGAGGAAAGTTTTACGAATATGATGGAACTCTTTTTAGCAGAATAAAAAGTTCTCTTGAGTCTTTGTTTAGTGAGATGTCTGAACCTGAGATTCGTCAGCTCCAGAAGTATGTTAACAATATGGAGTTTAGCTTAGCGGGTTACGATTCAGGTATCGCTAAAACATCGACTCCAGATAAATTTAATAAATTATTATTAACTGCTAAAGAAATACTTAGTGGGATCTCAGAAGGTCCAGTATCTGATGAATATACAATTGGGGAAACAAGTTCTTCTATTTTAAATATATACAGTGCTCAGGTTGGTCACCTTTATGATATGGCAGCAGATAGAGGAGAATTTATAGATCCTGATCTTAACAAAGATCTTTGGTTCAATGAGTTCTTTTTTAAATTAGAAGATGGAATGATGGAAAACTTTGGTCCTAACTCTGCTCAGCACAAAAGAGCTAAGAATCTAAGGACAATGGCGAGGAACTTATTTGCGCCTCATGCTAGTGGGGGATCGCTTGAGGGCATTTATATGCAACCCATTTATATGTTGGGTAATAGACTATCACCTAAATGGAAAAGGGAATTACAACAAAGAAAGAATACTCAGGAGTTTGATCATTGGATGTCACTCACAAATTACTTAAGAACACTAGGTGAGACTGAAGCCCGACACCACCAGCAAAATTTTATAGACCAATATCAAGCTTTTGATAGAGGAGACTTACAAGCACTTAGTAAAATGAGAGATGTTACCCCATTGTCAAAAGGATTTAGCATAGACTATAAACACCATGATAGAAATCTTATTGAGTCAGAGAATTTTAAAAGATTTAATGAGACATCTCCATCTTTCAGCATGGAAGACATGCTTATCATCCTTAATGAATCGGGTGAAAGAACACAAAAGGTATTTCAATACGCAGATAAATCAGACGAGATAAGATACAGCCTATCCTCAGAGCGTGACCCTAGCGAATCAGCCCCGACATGGATGAATCAAGCAGAGAAAGATGTATGGTTGAAGTTCGGTGATCCCCATGCCGGGAAATCTATACGAGAAAAGTTTGAGAAGCTGAAAGAAAACTTATGGACCAAGGTCCGTCAGGGCATGTTCGATAAGTTTGCCCCATTGAAGTTCTTGTCAGACAAGGCATACATTCAGGCAAGGATGAGTAAATCTACGGATGGTCCATTCTCTGCCATGTTCCAGCTCGGTCACATCTTCATGGATGAGGATGGTGCTATCGATGTAGACACCACAAAGAAATCCTTAGTAGAAAGCATGCGTCCTCTTGGTCAGGACATGGACACGTTCCTGAGATGGGTAGCATCGAACCGTGCATACGATCTGAAGAAAGGACCAAAGGGAAGAGATGCGCTGAAGTTCCTTACGGATGCAGAGATCGCAGTAGGGATGAACTTTAATAGAGGGACCACGATTAATGCTGAGACAGGGAAGCGTGTCTCTCGTAAGAAGCTATTCGATGATGTCCTCAAGGACTTCCAAGCCGTACAGAACTCAGTGCTCGATCTTTCCGTTAAGTCCGGAGCAGTAAGCAAAGAGAACGCACAACTCTGGAAGGATCAGTTCTATGTTCCGTTCTACAGAGTATTCGATGAAGACTCATCGAAGCGAATCGGACCCAACACCATAGATGGGTTGGTTGGGCAGGATGCTTACAAGAGACTCAGGGGGTCTGACAGGGGCCTCGCTGATCTCATGCAGAATACGATGATGAATTACCATCATCTCATTGATGTATCACTGAAGAACATGGCAGCCACACAGTCTGTCTCTGATCTAATGAAGATCAATGGGGCTGTAAAGTTAGGGAAGTTCCCGATCAACAATGAAGCAATGCGGGAATACTTTGAGAACCTAGAAGGTGCAGATCAGCAAATGGCATCATTGGTTCAACCTGATAACGGACAGACTATATACATTCGTGAGAACGGGGAGAGGGTTTACTATAGGATCAGTGACCCGTTTGTCCTCGAAGCTCTCATGGGGATAAACTCCGTCAACAAAGATAATCTTTTATACAAGGAACTCAGGAGAAGTAAGCGTTGGTTTACGTATGCAGTAACAGCAGACCCTGACTTCAAGATAGCAAACCTACTCAGGGATACAATCGGTTCAATCGCAGTAGCCCCAACGGGTTACAACCCACTAAGCAATGTTGCTAGAGGTTGGAAGGGGACACAGAAAGATTCCAAGACCTATTCAAAACTTGTTGCAGGGGGTGGGGCTTTCATCTTTGGGCACGTATCAGGGACAGACCCAACCTCAGAAGGGGCTAGACGTTTAATTGAACAGGGTGTTAAAAAAGAGTTCATTATAGATTCCCCAGAGAAAATGGGATTTCTAGAGAGGATGGTTAAAGGGAGCTTCAGTATAGCCAGAGGTGCATGGGGTAAGTATGAAGACTTTGGTACTAGACTGGAGAACGTCAACAGGGCAGCCCTCTATGACAAGTTACGAAAAGAAGGAAAGTCTCACCTTGAAGCAAGCTTTGAAGCCAGAGACCTGATGGATTTCTCGAACACAGGTAGCTGGGGAATGATTCAATACCTGTCACAGTGGAGTCCATTCCTTAATGCAAGATTGCAGGGTATGTATAAGTTAGGCAGAGGGGCAGTATCCCCTGCGCAGCGAGTGCAGTTCGCTACTACGGTATTTGTTTATACAATGGCTTCCCTCGGATTGTACTTAACGCACAAGGATGACGAGGAATTCAAGGAACGTGAAGAGTGGGACCGAGATACATATCACTGGTTTAAGGTTCCGGGGTTTGATACGGCAGTAAGAATCCCGAAAGCATTTGAGGTGGGTACGATTACGACGATGGTCGAGCGTATGGCTGAACAGATGATAGACGAAGAAGCCACCGGGAAACTGTTCCGTGAGCGTATGCTCTTTGCTCTGACAAACACACTGGCTATGGATGTCAGGCCCCAGATGCTCCGCCCGATCATAGACATCTACTCGAACAAGAATCCTTTTACTGGGAGAGATATCGAGTCGAAGAAGATGGAAGGGTTGAACATAGAAGAAAAGAGAAACGCATACACTTCAGAGACAGCTACGCTTCTCTCTCGAATGAATGCGGATACGATAGGGTGGGATGCGGTGAACTTGTCCCCAGTACAGATAGAGTATGCAGTGCAGGGATTTGGGGCATGGATCGGGGCGAGCGTCTTCGCTGCAACCGACAGTATCATACGTATGGCAGAAGGCAAGGAAGCCCCAGGAGAAGGACTTAAGTCCATCCCAGTGATAGGGATAGGGGCTGCGGTGTTAGAGCCGTCTGTACGTAGGTTTGCCGTTGATCTGAGTAGACCTAGAAGGAACACCAAGTACACCACTCAGTTCTATGAGCAAATGAAGGAGATGAATCAGACCTTCAGCAGTATTCGTGAGCTGAGACAACTAGGTGATATGGATCGTGCAATGGATAAAGAGAAGGAAGAAAGAGTCCTGCTCAGATACAGGACTAGCTACAACAAGTTACAGAGACGAATCTCTAAACTCAGAACTCAGATGCAGAGGATTGCAAATGACCCGAAGATGGATGGGGATCTCAAGCAAATGAGGATTGACAGAATTCAGGCACAGATCAATGCCAACATCAAAGTCCTTCAGAGAAGGACGAACATTCAGCTACGTGAGGCGAGCTGAAGAACTTTCTATAATGTATGAAAATCCTGATTGTATTATTAGTGGCTTTAATGGTTTCCTGCACTCAATTTTCAGGGGATCACCCTTTCGTGAAGCTACGTCAGATGTGGTATTCGTGCATGCTCTCTATAAAAAACACAGCACCCTGGGTTCCCCCACCTGTAGCAATTGTACACTGCGACTGTATGATTGATTCAGCTAGAGAAAAATTCAAGTCTTCTGATTATGAGAAGATGAAACATATGGATCAGGAATTCAGTCAAATCAGCCAAAAGTGCTTCAATAAACGGGTAGCAGAAATACCCACTACCCGCCTTGATTAGATCAAGTCTCTTCTGGGAGCTCCACGTTTCTGCGTAAACTTCTGCGCTTCTTCTTCATCATACTCCCGAGCATGGCAGTACGAGCCATAGCGTCCGAATGTTGCTTCCTCTGCTCATCATCCAAGACCTGTATGTCTGTGTGTTGCAGACGAGTAGCTGATCGATCCAAAGCTTTCTTAAGCTCTGAGTGCATCTGATGCTCAGCTACAGAAGCCTGATACTGAGGTTCAACATAGGTGTACCCGACTCCACGTTTGGCTATCAAGAGAATCTTGTGATCTGTCAACAACATCTCTTTGAAGTTCTCAATCATGGTCAGGTATATCAGTTGAGTCTGCTGATACTTCTGCGTGGTTGTCTCTGGGGTAGGCATCTCTAACCCAAAGTTTTCATACAACCATTCTTTGGTTACGACATCTCCAGGTTCAAACCCTTCCTCGATGAAACTCTGTACTGCCTGTTTCCATTGAGGAAACAGAATAATAGATTCGTCTTCCATAATTTCCTTAGTTAAGTGTTATCCGTTACGCTCACTGCCTGTTCATTCAGTTCGTATCCGCTACTGTCTACTCCAATCCATTCAATAAGTTGAACCGTTCCGTTTCATTCAGATCCTCTCACATCATTTCCAAATCCACTCCTGTCAACTTCCGCTCGCCTCCACTCACCTCCAGTCCGTTTCTATTAAGAAGGTAAACCCATTCCGTTCCCATCTGGTCAATTAAGTTCCAATCAGGTCTGGTCCCATCAAATCCCTATCCTTTCCGGTCCATTTAAAAAGTTAAATTAATCCGTTCCCATCCTCTCTTTTCAATTCATCTGTTCTCCCGTCCAATCCAATCCCCTTAACAAGTTGTTATATCCTTTACTCTCCGCTGACCTCTGTTCTAGTCAATTCCTCTCGGGTCCGATCTGTTTAATAAGTTAACCAAATCCTTTCAGCTACGGTCCGTTCCAGTCATGAATGCTCCTTTGACTTCCCATCCAGTCAAGTCTTCTCGAATCAAGTCTTCTCCATTCTTCTGTGTTGCACTCCGCTTAATAAGTTGAACAACCAATCCGATCCACTACGATCCACTGATTTTCGGTTCAGTCCCCTGTAATCCCCTGCTATGATTTGCACTCGCCTCCAGTCCGTTCAAATCTGCTCATTTCCAATTAACAAGATAGACCGTTCTAATCCGCTACGCTCTCCTGTACTCTAATCAAATCATCTCCTGTCTTGTCAGATAGATATCTTCTCCAGTGATATCCGCTCCATTTAATAAACCAACCAACCAATCCGGTCCGCTCAGTTATGTTCCCATCAGATCTGCTGATTTCATTTCAATTCTGATCCGCTTAAAAATTTAAACCATTCCGTTACGTTTGAATCAGCTCACATCCTCTCGCTTCTACTCCTCATCCAGTCATTTCTGGTGTGGTCCAGTCCAGTTAAACAACCTCGACAGAGAAACGACCATAAGAGTTCATGCGGTTCTCGCACAACCCTTCGATCTCCCCGCATAGCTCAAGGATCTCTATCACCTCAGACATGTTGATGATCTGTTCGTTAACAGTGAGCGTGAAAGTAATCGACCAGTCGTGAAAGATAGGACGACAAGTCATCACCTTACTGTTCTTCACGTTCACCGATCTCACATCCTTGAACTTATCGTTAGCCCATAAGCCTTCGATATCTTTTGGTCCATCATATTCTATTGCCACCTCGGGTTGGGCTATTTGTACACCACGTTGAATGTGCTTGCCTCGCTTTGAAAGCTTAGCCCCTGAACGGATCATTGCTCTCAATGCATACCCAGGCATGACAGGTTTCTCCCCGTCATAGTAGAGTCCACCTTCCCACTTCAGACGATAGATCATCTCATGATCCTCATCCGTCTTGGTTCTCTTCCCAGTGTACTGTTTCAACTCCTTGGACAGTGGGTCCAGGGGGTTGGCGAGTCTGTCACTCTGCACCATTAAGGGACTGATCCCTGTCAGCTTTACTTGCTTACGTTCCATAGTGTTCCTATATGAATGTTGTAATGCCCCCGAAATGGGGGCGATTAATTAGACAACTTCTCGCTGTCTCTTGGGTTGGTAGTCAGCATTATCTGGACTACCCTGATAGCCTTGGGATTCCCTAGGCTTCTGCTCTGGAAAGATGTCTACAACCCTGAAGGTCACATAGTTATTCTTCTTTGTGTACCTACAATGGACATGAACAACATCCCCCTTACTAAGATTAAGAATAGCCTTACCCTTACCAGTACCCTCTTTGGTATCCATGTACTCACAATCAGCCCATGTTGTTTCGGATGACCATTCTTGTGTATCTGGGTTTCGCCTCGGCATGTCGATGGCTACCCCAAACTTGATTGCATTCCCCCATTCTAACGGCTTGAGTTCAGGGTCCTGACCCAACCGTCCTGAGAAAATACATAGGTTTTGACAAAACATATCATTACTCCTGTATAGATTGTTAAGCCCTAAAAAGCCCAAGAGAAACGACCCTTGGGCTTAATAGGAACATAAATGAAATATGTCCTCACACAACGGAGAGTAGGCTATGAAGAAAACCTAACCTCAAGGGGCTGAGGAAATCATCTAAACCCAGCCCCTTTTTAAGAGGAAATATATGAGAACATTGTGGTGGTTATGTTTTACGTGCCACTCCCACTAGGCAACGGACCAAACAGATCATCGATACTGATCGAGAAATACTTAGATAGTTTTCTAGCGTTTTGCGTACTCGGAACCCTCGCTCCGGAACGCCACAGGGTTACGGTTACTTCTTTAACCCCAATTTTATGAGAGAGACTTTTCACCGTGATGTCTTCCTCGAACATCAGGGCAACAAGTTGCTTCTGAAAATGAGTCTTCTGTTTCCTAGTTGACTGACTCATCCTTTGGTCTGAAAGCGACTCGTCCGTCCTCGTCTTCAAATTCCTCGACCTCTGTAAGTGTAAAGTAGGTTCCATACAAATTAGCCTGACCGAAATTAGCGATTGCTGTCTCTTTGTTGAACCCTTTAACGACAACCCCGATCATGTATAACTTCTCCTTCCCATCGTCAGGAAGAATCACATTAAAAGCAGGATCTTTAGTTCCGTATATTCTCTGAGACATGATTGTGTACACGTATATAAGTACAAAAGTAATCATTAGTGTAACATAATCTATACTTTCGTCAAGCATTTTATTCCTTAGATTCTTGCGTGGATCTCTGAGACTATGAACCCCACCTTTTGAGATCCTTTAAATTTTGTATTACCCGCATCCCACAGAATGGATTCAAGCACATCAGCTCTAAACCTCACCTTCTTCCATATATTAACCAAGTGTCTCATTGAACTTTCACGTGCTCCGTACTCCCTCATCCAGTACATAAACATGTATTTAGGGACATGATTTCTTGTTGATAACCAGTCCTCAAAAGTAATATCTTCTTGAGCACCCATTGTATTTACTTTCTAAGCTCCCCAAATAAAGTGTAGTCTTGAACAAAGGCCATCTTAGCTGTCCCAGTAGCACCGAATCTATTCTTGGCTATCTGAACCTCAGCCGTTCCTTTATCCCTACTATCGTAATCGTAGTATTCATCTCGGTATAAGAGAAAGATCCTGCTTGCAGCTTCTTCGATCTTGCCTGACTCAGAAAGATCAGAGATTGCAGGTCTCTTGCTTGTTCTCCCCTCAACTCCTCGGTTGATCTGCGAGAGAAGCATGATGTTAATCCTCATTCTCTTACATAGCTCAGCAAGATCGTCAACCACTTCACCCACCTCAAGGTAGCGAGCATCCCTGGTTGGGACTTTGATTCGCTGAACGTAGTCAACTACCACAAACTTGACACCAAACCTTCTAACGTGTGACCGGATCGAAGCGATTACCTCGAAGAGTGATCGACTTCTATCATCGATGTACAAGGGCAAATCGGATAGCTCTTCGGCTGACCTCTCGAACTTAACCCAATCTTCCGTGGTCATTTCATTGTTAGCGATGTTGCCCTCTTTTATCAGGCATCTCCCAGCAATTATCTTCCTGATGATTTGCAACCGTGGCATCTCGATACTCACCATTAAAGAAGGGATATCAGCCTTGGCTATGTTATAAAGCATGGAAGTCCCGAAGCTTGTCTTACCCATACCAGTTCTCCCGGCTATGATATCAAGCTGTCCTAGTTGAAGCCCCCCATCAAGGTATCTATCTATACTAGGCCAATCTGTAGGGATTCGTTTATGTCTTGAACCACCTGTCTGCATCTCACTGAGTTGTTCAATGAGACCGTCACTAAACTTAGTGGCTTGGAATGTACTGGTACGCTCCATCACACCATCAAGTTGTTTCTGAGTGAGGTGTATAACTTCCTCACTGCTCATCCCCCCTAAAACTGCTTCCTGTATAGCTTCCCCTACCCCCATAAGTCTACGTGATTCAGCATTCTCTCTTACAGAGATGGCGTGTTGCTCTAATAGCTCTGGTATCGGGGGAGCACCCAAGGCCATAGTCTCAATATAATCCTGAGACATGTCATTAGGTTGTTTCTTTATCTTTTTCCACAAGGTAACAGGACTGATAAGAACACCTGAGCTACTTAGATTCAGACATTCCTTGAATAGAATGCTGTGTCCTGCGTGGAAGAAGTCCCCCTCTTTAACAATAGATCTAACGGTATCTAAATATTCTGGCCTAATGATTACTGCTGATAGTAGACGTTTCTCCTCGTCCACTATCTCTTGAAGTCTGGGGTCCATCCTCTATGCTCCATTCAATTTCATTTTCATACTGTGAATATAGTGTTGACCTTGGCTCTTTAGTATTAACAGCTAACTTGTAAGCGTTCATGAAAGCATCACGGAACTTACGGTCCCCCATTCGGTCAAGAGCCTGACCGATCACTCGATCTGTCCCCTTCAATCTCAAGAGAGCTTCCCCCATCCAGGGGTCTCCCTCAATCCTAATGCACACACCACCTTCCATAATATTCCCAAGCACAGGGGAATTGAGCAGTCTCCATAGAGCTACTCCTGGTGACTTGTTATCCTGATACTCTTCTGCATTGAACCGTTCCTTCGATGGTTCCCAGAATGTAGAGCCGTGCTTCTTAAAAGTGTTGGTTGCTTCACACTTAGCAACATAGTTGACAGTCCCTGTCATGACTGTACTCCTGCCGAACTTATTGACAGCCTTCAACCAGTTGACATAAGCCTGTCCCTTCTCACCTACCTTACTCGCATCCGCCCCGCGATAGATGCTCCAGTCTTCTTCAAACTCTTTCGGGTATGTACCTCTGGTATGGGAGACCTCCCTTTCTTGCCCATCCTTAATGAACAAGTCATGGCTGAGATTCAGTATCATCTTCGATACATTGATCTTCTGATTGCCTGACTTGCTCAGAACCTTGCTAGTCTTGACGGTGATCAACCCAAGTTCTTCATACCCCTTAAGCCTAGTCCTGAACTCCTGTCTTGTCATCGAGCAAACCTCTGCCGATTTAGTCATGGTAGAATGAACATGACCAAACTCATCAGAGACAAGAATGAAATGAAAAAGTGGGTTCTTATAGACTATATGTTTGTAGTACGGGTGATTAGATTTTATAGAAGAATCAAGTATAAGATTTGATTTAACCTTCTTTTCTTTCATTACCTTACCCACTCATGTAGGGATCTTCCATGTCAGCATATTGATCTTGATTAATTGAGGGTGGTGATTTCTCACCGCTATCCTCTCTCGATTTATTCTTCGCATCCCCAATCATATTCAAGGCTTTATCCTTGGCTGTCTTGGGTTCAGGATCTCTACCAACATGTTCCTGAGAAAACCAGGCATCTATCGTACCCTGCGATGTCTTGACTAGGGTACTGTACTTCTCCCAATCAGAGTCAGAGATCTTAGGTTTCTTCGCCTTAACATCAGCGTTCATGGCTTCTCTTAATTTCTCAAGGTCAGCACCATACACATCCAATGTCTCTTTCGTGAGCCCACCTTTCGCTACGGCATCCTTCTGATTCTGAAGGCATCGATCATACAAAGCAGCAACGTCCCCGCCCTGCCTCTTCATGTTTTCTATTCGTGCTTTCTGTTCGGGATTTGGTGGCCCACCTTCACCAGTGGTTTCCAAGTGAGAATCATTCTCAACATCTTCTCGTGGGTCATATCCATCAATGGATTGCCCTTGGACCGGGATCTCATACTTGTAGAAGAGAGCATTCTTGTATGCGTAGCTACAGAACTTACCACTGGACTTATCACTGTTATCCATCCCTTCCCCAGGGGCAACGAACTGACTGTATTGTTCTGGCTTGTCAACATTAATGATCCTATATGTACAGGTTCCTGTCATGTGGTAGCCCTTACCGTTCGCACCAGTTTTAGTGTCGAGCCCTTCAATCCCGACCCACTCGATATCAAGTCTGTACTTACAGTGAAGTGCTGAGACTGTACCGAGTACATCCTCAACTCCCCTGAACTTGTACCCTTGATGCTTCTGGACTTTCGTCTTGCTGATCCCCTGCTCACAAAGTTCTGACTTAACACAGAGGATTCTCTGATGAACATTCATCCCCATAATTTCATCTAACGTGTGTTCATGCATACTCTACCTTGGTATAAGTTTTTAATACGTTATAATCCTGCGCCAACTCAGGATTGTCTTTTTTGAATTGAGTTGAATCGAATCGAGTTGATGTGACTTGCTTCACAGACATGACAGGGTTGCCTTCGTACTGATATCCCTCATGCTCGCCAAGCTTCGAGAGAAGGGAGTTCTCTATCTCCTTGATGGAATTCTGTTCTGTCTTGATCTGATCCTTCTTGATCTTGATCTTGTCAATCATCTCCATGATCTCCTCATCCGCTAAAGCCATCCCACCGGAACGGTCCCTGTTCCTCAGAACCTTAGAGGTGGCATCACTGCCATCGGTGGGTGGCTGTCCCCCCTGATGAAAGATCTCTCTCATTCTTATGAGATGATCCCTCAATTCAGAGATAAACTCATCGTCCCTCTTAACCACGTACCAGTTCATGTAAT